TGTTTAAAGCCTAAGTGGTTGATGGTAATACCCGGCAAATTCAGTTTGGAGGTTTTTTAGTGGTGGCTGATCCCTCGGACAAAAATCCACCGAAAAAGCGCGGCCGTAAGCCTGGGCAGAAGAACACCGCGACCAAGGAAGCGAAGATTGGCATCGAAATGATGTGCCGCGTTCACTCGCCCGCCGCTGTTCGATCGCTGGCCCACATTGCGGTCAAAGGCAAAACCGAAGCGGCCCGCGTGGCTGCATCGAAGGAACTGCTCGATCGGGGCTACGGAAGACCGCGCCAATCCATCGACCTGGAAGGCAACCTCACCACGCGCGACCTGACCGACGCGCAGTTGAACGAACGCCTTGCTCAGCTACTCCGAAAAGCGTGAAGCGGTTGAAATCGCCGAAGAGCTTGAGCGCCGGCGAAAGCGCCGCGTGTTTTTTGGCATGTACCCGAACGAGGGCCCGTATCGCCGCGAGTTATATCCGAAGCACATGGAATTCTTTGCTTTGGGCAAGGTCCACCGTGAGCGTGCCGCGATCGCCGCCAACCGCGTCGGCAAAACCTGGGGCATCGGCGCTTACGAGACCACTGTGCACCTCACCGGTCGCTACCCAGACTGGTGGCCTGGCCGCCGGTTTGATGAGCCGGTAAACTGGTGGGCGGCCGGCAAAACCAACGAGACCACACGCGATATTGTGCAACAGGCGTTGCTCGGCAAAGTCGCTTTTTTCGACGGCCGAAAGTCTCCAAACGGCACCGGCATGATTCCGGGCGATGACATCGTCGGCTGGAATTACAAACCGGGCGTGGTCGATTTGATCGACACGGCGATGATCAAACACGTTAGCGGCGGCGTCTCGACCCTCGGCCTAAAATCCTACGCCCAAGGCCGAGGCTCGTTCGAAGGCACCGAGCAACACGGGATTTGGGTGGACGAGGAGCCGGGGATGGATGTCTACACCGAGTGCCTGACCCGCACGATGACCACCGACGGCATGGTTATCGCGACTTTCACCCCGCTCGAGGGCATGTCGGAGGTGGTCATGGCTTATTTACACCCGGACGAGACGCCGTGAGCAAAGTCTCGGTCCAGATCGGTTGGGATGACGTGCCTCATTTAACCGCCGAAGCGAAAGCCGACCTGATCAAATCCTATCCGGTCTACCAGCGCGACGCGCGCTCCAAAGGCATTCCGCAACTTGGCAGCGGCGCGATCTACCAAATCGGGGAATCGGATATCACGATCGATCCTGTGCCGATCAAACCTTTCTGGCGCCGCGCCTATGGGCTGGACGTGGGCTGGAACAGGACCGCGGCGATTTGGGGCGCCTACGACCAGGACGCTGACATCCTGTATCTGACGCACGAATACGAGCGCTCAATGACCGAGCCCAGCACGCATGCGGCCGCCATCAACCTGCGAGGCAAGTGGATACCAGGCGTCATCGACCCTGCCTCACGAGGCCGCCAGCAGCACGACGGGGCGCAACTGCTCGAAAAATACCGCGAGCTTGGCTTGGACCTCACCACGGCCAACAACGCCGTCGAGGCTGGGCTGTTTGAAGTTTATCAGCGGATGGTCACCGGACGGCTTAAGGCGTTTTCGACGCTCAACGGATTTTTTCGGGAGTTTCGGCTTTACAGGCGCGACGACAAAGGCCGCGTCGTCAAGCAGGATGACCATTTGATGGACGCCATGCGCTACCTTGTGGTATCGGGCATTGACCGATCGCGCTTGGCACCTGATGCCGGCCAGAAATTTGCAGCGATGCGGTCCGGCGCAGGACGAAGCGCTGTGACTGACGATTATGACCCCCTACGCGAAATGAGGTAACCATGTTTGGAGGCGCACCTAAAGCAAGTTCAATGGCACCGCCGCCACCGCCGCCGGTTTTGCAAGCGACACCGGCCATCAGCGCGGCCCAAGCGGCCGCAGCGCAGGCCGCAGGCGGTCAGGGATTCAACGGCACGATCAAAACCGGCATGCTCGGCGCCGCAGCGCCCAGCACGGCCAAGCAGGCGCTCGGAGGCGGCAAGTAATGCCTTACGCCACACCGGACGACATGGAAAAATTGAAGAAACTAGCAAGTGAGGCCGTGATGAACGCGCTGATTTACGGCACATCGTTTATCCGATTTGTACCAGATGGCGCGGCTGTACGGTTTGAGCTTCTTGATCCGTGGCAGACGGTAAAGCGGTTGGAAGAGCCGTGCGACGAGACAGACGCGCAGGCGCTGAAAGGGTGCGAGGACTTGCCGTTTGTTGATGGCGATCCGTACATGCGGACGCCGCCCCATTTGCCGATAGAGCAATTGCACAAGCAATGGGACGACTACGAAAGCAAACCGTTCGTTCTTAACACAGACGGCACAATTTCAAAACTTCCGGCGTGCGAAGCGCGGCTGGTGACCGCGCACCGATCGGAACAATCGGCCGACGACTTCTTGATCAGCTGGAACGCCCACCAAGCCGCCGAACAAGCCGAGCGCGCAGCACTGCGGTACGCCGGCAAGTGGCCGCCGCCTAAAGCCTGACGCCTAAAGCCTACCAACCTCGGACGGGGGGTTGCATCACTGAGGATTCACGATGCCCCCCGACGGAACCGGCTACGCGCCATACGTTGACCAATCGGCTACGCTGTTAAGCCAACAACCGATTACCGAGCAAAAACCCAAGCCTGACCTCAAAGGCTGGGACAAGATGTATTCGCACCTCGAAAGCCGTATCAACAGCCTCAAAACTTGGCGCTGGTCGTGGTGGGCGCATTGGTCGATCCTCGCCGCCTACTTTCTGCCGCGGCGTTACCATTGGGTGATCACCTCAAACCGCACATGGCGCGGCTCGCCGATCAACGACGCCATCATCGACGGGACCGGCACGCTGGCCGTCCAGACGTGCGCGGCAGGGCTGTGGACAGGCCTGACATCGCCTAGCCGGCCCTGGTTCAAGCTAGGCTCTCTGCTGGCCTGGGAGACGATCGACGCCGACGGGCAAGCGTGGTTCGAGGACACCGAAAAGAAGGTCTACGCGGTCCTCGCGCAGAGCAATTTCTACGACATTGCTGCGCAGATGTTCCAGGACGTGGTGGTTTTCGGCTCATCGCCGGTTATCTGCTATGAAGACTTTGAAGACGTGGTGCGGTTTTACCTGCCCTGCGCCGGCGAGTATTTCCTCGGCGTCGGCTCGCGCCTCGACGTCGACACCCATTACCGCGAATACACGATGACGATCCTGCAGATTGTCGAAATGTTCAAAATCGACAACTGCCCCGCCGAGGTGGTGAAAATGTATCAGGCCGGCGGCGCCTCGCTGGACACTGAACTGATTGTCGCGCATGCCATTGAGCCGAACATCCCGATCGCCGGCGGCAGCAACAAAGACCCGGTCCGCTTGGTGCCGGATCAGTTCGCCTTCCGCGAGATTTACTGGTTGCGCGGCAACAAATCGGCCCAACCGCTCTCGCGCCGCGGCTTCCACGGAAAACCGTTTATGGTGGCGCGCTGGTCTACCGTGAGCAACGATGCTTACGGCCGCAGCCCCTGCATGGATGCCCTCGGCGATACCAAGCAGCTACAGCTTGAGACCAAGCGAAAGGCCGAATTCATCGAAAAAATGGTTCGCCCGCCCATGGGTGCGTCGCCGGCGATGAAGAACGAGCCCGCCTCGATTCTGCCAGCGCAGATCACTTTTGTCACCGCAACGGAAGGCACCAAAGGGTTCTGGCCGCTTTTTGAGGTCAACCCGGCCGGCCTTGCGCCAATGGTGCAGGACATCGCTCAGGTCAGCGAGCGCATCAAAGAAACGCTTTTCGTCACGCTTTTCATGGCCATCAGCCAGATGGAAGGCGTGCAGCCGCGCAACGAGCTCGAACTGACCAAGCGTGACCTAGAGCGCCTGCAGGCCTTGGGGCCGTTTATCAACAAGTTCGAGACCGAGTTTGCTGCTCCGATGCTACAACGCGTGCTGGATGTGATGATGCGGCGGAACATGCTGTTGCCGATTCCTGCCTCGCTACAACGCGTGCCGATGAAGATGAGTTTCGTCAGCATCATGACCTTAGCGCAACGCGCTTCGACCGCCGTTGCGATGAAGGACGTGTTCACCACGGCCGGAGAGCTTGCCAGCGCGGCCCAAGCGGCCGGCCTACCAAATCCGGTTCGGATCATTAATCTTGAAAAAGCGCTGCGCGAGTACGGCGAGGTCAGCAATTTCCCGCTCGACCTGTTCTACACCGACGATCAGGTCCAAGAGAACGACAAGGCCCACGCGGCGGCCCAGCAGCAGGCGCAGGGTCCACAATCGCTCATGGCGGCGGTGCAGGCGGCACACACGCTATCGCAGACCAGCACCGGGCCTGGCAACGCGCTCTCGGCACTTACCGGCGCTGCAGGTGCTGGCGTATGATGATCCAGTTAGAGCCTATGTTGCCGGTGCGCACGCCGCACGGCCCGGGCTACGCTTTTGTCCTGATTGATTACGGGCAAGAGTTTGACACGCTCTATAAAACGATCATCACCGCGACCGGCGAGATTTGGGATTTGCCGCAATCTCAAGTGCGCGGGGTGAAGAATTATTCGATGGGACGCGTCGAGGCGCCGTCAGCGTTCAAGGCGTCGTTTACGCCGATTGAGTGACTAACGGGTTTGATCCGAAGCGCGGATAGAAACCGCCGCACCGGCCTGTCAAACCACCGGTCCAACGCCCAGCTAACCGCAGCCAGACCGGCTAGAAACGCCCAGCCCGACCACGGCGCGCCGCCAATGGGTCCGGTGATCGCCAGCACCAGCGCGGCAAACGGCACATGGATTGTGTAGAGAGGGTAAGACAAATCACCGAGTACATTCGACGCCCGAACGGTCCAAACCGGCGGCTGCGCCCGCAAGGCCAGCCAGACGGCCGCCGGAAACGCCACCAGCACAGCGCACAGATAAGTGGCCGTGCCATCTGTAGGCGATGCCAGCACCGCGCAGACTATGCCCAACGCCACCCAAGAAGCCCAAGCCGGCGCCCGCCATGCGCCGATCTCGCGAAACATCAACACACCGAGAAAAAACGAAAACCCAACCCGGGGCGCGCCCGCCAAGTCGTTGTGGATGTCGCCGAACACCGCGACCGCGATCATGACCGCAGCGCTGGCAAAAACAATGCCGAGCAGCACACGCCGGTTCAGACGCGGCGTCAGCGCGACGTAGAGCATGTTCGCGGCCAATTCCCAGAACAGCGACCATGCCGGCGGGTCCAGCGGAAACATCGTCCCGATATTCCACGTCGCCACGAAAAACACCGACGCGGCAAACAGCGTCAAAGGGTGCGGCAGCGTGAAATGAATGGCGGGATCAATGAACAAAATGTGGCGAGGTGCGACGGCAATCGCCACCAGCATGATCACCGGCCCCAGGATGTAAAGCGGATAAAGCCGGATTGTCCGAATGCGGAAAAACGCGCCGAGCGTCATTCCCAAGCGCAGCTTTGCACCGTAGCTCGCTTCAATTACCGCGCCCGATAGCAAAAAGAACAAATCGACTGCGGCAAAACCGAGAGGATCGCGAAAAGGCGTCATATAGAACGAAAAATGGTAGGCGACCACAAACAGGGCCGCGATGCCGCGCATGCCCGACAATGTGTGAAAATATGGTTTCACTCCACCTTGACCGAATTCTTGGCGACCCATGCGTCCAAATCCTTTCGCTGATACCTCACGATCCGCCAGCCTACCCGCGTAAAACTCGGCCCTTTGCCAGCGTTCATGTTGCTCGCGTAATTCGCCAAAGTTCCAACGCCAACCGGGCAACCTATAGAACGAAGATAGGCAGCCGCCTCTTTGCGAGACAGAAAATCGTCCTCGCTATAGTTCGGTTTGATCAATTTCTATCACCGAAATTAATAAATTGCCACATTAACCCGTTCAATAACGCTTGTTCACACGCGCCGCAATATATGTTGTGACGTTTAGCCAACTTTGCGCATAGCGCTGGTATGGGTGCTCTAACCGAGGTCGAGATTTTCTCGCGCATGTCAGAATCGCTTAAGGCGGCGATCTCGCATTGCCGGACGCTCGCCGAGCGCCGCTCGCACGAACCGACCTATAATCTTCTGCGCCACGAACTGCTTGCGATCGAAGGATGCTGCCGCCAAGCCTCGGTGTGGCGCGAGGACACACGCTGGTTGCCTGTTGGTTTGATGATGGCCGAAGTTCACAAAAAGGCAGGCGAATGGCTGCGCGGCTACAAAATTCCCGGCCAGCTTGGGCGCGTCTATCCATCCCGCAAAGTCTTCAATTTGTTGGCCGCCAACCTCGAAGCCATTCTAAAACAGTCCGAAATTCTAAAAAACGGCGCCACCGGGCGTGTCGGTATGATCTTACCGGAAATGCAAAAAGCGCCTGATCGCACGGCCGGCCGTCCAATGCAGGTCGTGCTGCCGTCGGGCCTCATCGTTCCCCAGGCCGCATGACCAATGACGATCCTTTCAGCCCTGATGACCCTGAGCTTGAGCGCACTGTTGACGCCGCCGACAATGCGGTGCTTGCCGTTCGCAAGGACACGCAGAAACGGCTGCTCACCGAGGTCCAGATGGAATACCGCCGGCTGCTATCAACGGCAATTGGGCGGCGTCTTGTTTGGGAATTGCTCCAGGTTTGCCACACTTTCGAACAGCGTTTTGCCAATGGTCCAAACGGTTTTCCGCAGCCTGACGCGACTTGGTTTCACGCGGGCGAGCAAAGTGTCGGGCTTCGGCTTTACCAATCTCTCATGCGCATTGACCGGGCCGCTGTCTTCGTCATGCACGACGAAAACGATGCCAACTTCGCCGAGCCGGTCAAAGCGCCGCGCCGCCGGAAGGCTGAATAATGCCGCCTGAAACCATTATTCCCGAACCGCTTCCGGCTGCGGCTGCTCCGGAACCTGTCGCCGCCGCTGTCGAGACCGCAGCCGTCCCTGCTGTCGAAACCGCGGCGGCCGCAGTGCCCGGCGATCACACCGCGACGCCAACCCTGCTTGGAAAATTCGGCAAAGAGGACAAGCCTGCCGAAACGGCCACCGATCCGGTTGTCGAAGCGCCGCCCGCCGAAACCAAACCAGCCGAGGCCGCCGTTGAGACCAAGCCGGTCGAGACCAAACCATTTGAGCCGCCGGCACCGGCCGCCGCAGAGCCGATCACCTATCCGGACTGGAAGCTGCCCGAAGGCATTCAAGCCGACAAAGATCAGATCGCCAAATACACCGAGGCCCTCGGCGAGCATCGCATCGACCCGGATGTCGGCCAAAAGCTGATCGACATGCACACCGCCGCGCTGCAGACCTCCATGCAGCAATACGCCGATCACCTTGCTCGCGAGCAACACCGCGTTTTCGGGGAAACGCGCCAGGCTTGGGCCAAGGAAGTGCTCGCCGATCAGGAAATCGGCGGCGCCGGCCATCAAACCGCGATGGGCGTCATTGCCCGCATGCGCGACGCTCTGGTGAGCAATCACCGGCACGGCACCCCGGAATACAAGGCAGACG